TTGAGGTTAAACCAGGCAAGGCAATCCTTACCAATGGCGCACCTTCTGAGATTTTGATGCCATTTAAGTTTGGCACAACCGATCAGGGCAATATCCAAACTGCTACTGCTTTCCAAACGATGCTATTACAGGCTACTGGTACGCTAGATTCCCAAGGATTAGTCTCTGCCGTAGCCCGTGATGGTGGTCAAGGCGGTATGTCGATGGCAATTGCCTCGATTATCAAGAAGTACAAGCGCACTTTGGTGAACTTCCAAGAAGATTTCTTGATGCCGTTTGTCAAGAAGGCGGCTTTCCGCTATATGCAATTTGACCCAGAGCGTTATCCTTCTGTGGACATGAACTTCATTCCTACGGCTACGCTTGGCATCATTGCCCGTGAGTATGAACAACAGCAGTTCATTGGGCTATTGCAGACACTTGGGCCAAATACCCCTGTCATGCCATTGATTCTCAAGGGAATTGTGGGTAACAGTTCGTTTACCAACCGCTATGAACTCATGGATGCGTTGCAAAAGATGTCTGCACCTGATCCACAAGCGCAACAAATGCAACAAGCACAGCAACAATTGGCTCTGCAAGCGGCACAAGCACAGATTGCGGTCAACACGACTCAGGCAGAACAGAATCGGGCTGATGCTACAAAGACAATGATTGAGGCTCAGTTGTTGCCACAGGAAACTCAGGCCAAGATTACCAATTCAATGACGCAAAATCTGCCAAATTCAGACGAAGCGGCAAGCCGTGAGTTCGACAAGAGGGTTAAGATTGCAGAATTGATGCTAAAAGAAGCAGACATTAAGAACAAGTCTAAGATTGTTGAACTACAAATGAGTACAGCAAAAAGTAATGTTGTAGATTTGGAAAACAATTTCCTTGAACAACTAAATACGGAGTTAGCAAATGGAAATAGATAAAGTATTCAATAATGATGTTGATGGAGTTGCTGACAATTTATTTAGCGCAGTAAAGAATTCTGTTTCTGAAATAAAAGTTATGCAACAGCGCAAAGCCGCTGAAAACGTACAGTTGGTTGTTCAGGCGCTCAAAAAAATAGATTCCGACATCCGTTCTCGTTTTGATGAAGTTGGTAATGTTCTTGAGCAACGAGTTGCCAACATCAAAGATGGGCGTGATGGAATAAATGGCAAGGATGGTCGAAATGGCAAAGATGGACGCGACGGAAAACAAGGCGTTCAAGGAATTAAAGGCCAAGATGGTATCAATGGGCGTGATGGAGTGGATGGTATTGATGGTGTGTCTGTCACCTCTGCTCATATTGATTTTGATGGTAGCCTTATTATTGGCTTGTCTAGTGGTGTTGAACTCAATGTTGGTGAAGTTCTTGCTCCTAGCCTTGCAGAATCCATCAAGGTTATTACTAATGGTGGCGGTACTTCTCAGTCTGTCATTGATACTCTAGCATCACTACAAACTCAAATAACTGCTTTAATTCCTAGCCAAACTGGAAATTCAGGAAAGTATTTAGGAACAAATGGAACATCAACTTCTTGGGCAACATTTGCTAGTGCATCTGTTGCAACCTATACAGGTACTGAAACACTGACAAACAAGTGGATTAAGCCACGAGTATTGGCAAGCACAGCAAATAGTGCCACACCTACGCTGAACACTGATTCCTATGACATGATGGTTATTACGGGTCAATCTGTTGCCATTACATCATTCACTACAAACTTGACTGGTACGCCCGTCAATGGTCAAAAATTGATAATCTCAATTACAGGTACGGGTGCTATTGCGATTACATGGGGTGCTTCTTTTGAATCATCTACTGTAACTTTGCCAACAACTACTGTAACAACAGCACGTTTAGATGTGGGATTCATTTGGAACGTAGCAACAAGCAAATGGCGTTGCGTAGCATCAGCATAAGGAGCAAACATGAAAATTGACTTTCAATTTACTACGCAATACGGCACATTTTCAGATGCTTTGTTTTTTGAAGACGATGCTATTCCAAGTGATGCTGAAATTGAAGCCATGAAGCAACAACGCTTGGCTAATTGGGTTGCTGTTATTGAAGCACCACAGCCTAACTATGTTTTAGATGCTAATGGCAATATCGTATTTGATGAAAACGGTAATGCGTTGATTCGGGGATAAAAAATGGCTAACAGATATTGGGTAACAGGCGGTAGCGGTAGCTGGAACAACACTAACAACTGGTCTACAGCCACGGGTGGTGCTAGTGGTGCGTCTGTACCAAGTACGGCTGATGCCGCTATTTTTGATGCAAGCTCTGGTGCAGGTACTGCTACGCTTGATATTAGCCCAACTGTTCAGACCGTTAATTTAACTGGTTTTACAGGTACTTTGGCATTTGGAACAAACAACATTTCAGTTAACTCAACAGGAACTGTTTGGACGCAAACTACATCTTGCTCAATTACTGGAACACCAGTTGTTAACGTAACTAATACTTCATCAACAGCAATTACTCTTAGCAGTACAAGCGTTACACAAGCAAATTCTGTAAGTTTTAATGTTGCAAATCCTACTGGAACAATTACTGCTGGAGGTGTTTACAAAAATTTAGACTTTACTGGTTTTACTGGAACACTTGCTAATTCAACTAGAACAATTTATGGAAATGTTAAATTTTCTTCTGGAATGACATTAACTAGTGGTACGTTAACAACGACATTTGCCGCAACATCTGGAACTCAACAAATTACTTGCGCTACTAAAACATTAGATTTTCCAGTGACATGGAATGGTGCTGGAGGAACTTTTCAGTTACAAGATGATTTCACTTTAGCAACAGGACGAAAATTTACTTGCAATGCTGGTACGCTTGACCTTAACAATAAAACACTAAGCTGTGGATTATTTGACGCTAATGCTGCTGGTAATGTTAGAACACTTGCTTTTGGTACAACAGGTCAAATTTCTTGTACGGGTACAGGCACTGTTTGGCAATACACCGGCACTAACCTAACTATTACTGGCACTCCAGTAGTAAACATAACATCAACTGGGTCAACGGCAATTACTTGCGATGCCCAAGATGGTTATAGTTATGCTAATTCACTTAGTTATAACTTTACTGGCGGAACTTATCCACTCACATTTTTTAATACTATTGGGGGCGCTAGAAATTTAGATTTTACAGGTTACGCAGGAACATGGGGAGGCATATCAGCAACTAATACTGTTTTTGGCAACTTGACATTTTCATCTGGCATGTCAATTTCTGCTGGTGCATCCATAATGACGTTTGGTCTAGGAGGTGGCGGAACAAAAGTTATTACAACTAATAATAAAACATTGGATTTCCCAATTACTATTACTGGTGTTGGTAATATAGTACAACTTCAAGATGCGTTGACAATGGGTTCTACAAGAACTTTGACATTGACAAACGGCACGTTAGATTTAAATGGAAAAACATTAACTGTTGGAACTGCGTTTACAACTGCCACAGGCACAAAGAATTTAACATTTAATGGTGGAACGTTAGTTTGTCCAACAGCATCAACAACTGCATTCAACAATGCCGTTCCAACTGGTTTCACCACTACAGCAGGGACAGGGACAGGCGTAATTAGCATGACTGCCGCTACTGCCAAGACGTTTGTTGGTGGTGGTTCTACGTTTAACTGCACATTGCAAAATTCTGGTGCTGGAGCATTGACTGTAAGTGGCTCAAATACATTTACAACAATCTCAAATTCCGTTCAACCAACTACGTTTACATTTACCTCTGGTACAACCCAGACTTTGACCAACTGGAGTGTCAATGGTACGGCTGGTAACTTGGTGACGATTGGTGCATCAACAACATCTGCCGCCACGCTATCAAAATCATCAGGCACAGTTAGTTCTGATTATCTTTCAATTAGTTACTCTACCGCATCAGGTGGAGCAACTTGGAATGCTGGTGCAAACTCTACCGATGGTGGAAATAATACTGGGTGGATATTTACTGCTGGATCAACAGGAAACTTCCTAATATTTTTCTAAGGTAAAGAATGACTCCTGAACTCCAAAAATACTATGAAGAGCGTTTTTCCACTATGGCAACAGATGGGTGGAAGGACTTAATGGAGGATATTGACAACATGATAAATTCGTTGAACAATATTAGTACAATCCCTGATGAAAAAAGCCTACAATTCAAAAAAGGCGAACTTTCTATCCTAACGTGGCTAAAAACCCTTAAACAGGTCAGCACACAAGCGTATGAGGAATTGAATGAAAAGAATGTATGAATTTGTCTGCTTATGCGGACAGCGCATTGAAAAACTAACTGATTATGAGACAGGTAGTATTCAATGTGGAGATTGTGGGTCACAAGCCTATAAAACAATCTCTGCTCCCGCCTTTAGGTTGGAAGGGTGGTCTGGACATTTCCCATCATCGTATGCGAAATTTGAAAAGAGCCATTTGGACAAACTAAAGTCTGAGCAAAAAGCGAACTCATAAACAAATGTTGTCGAGTTCATGTGTATCTCCTAGAACCCATTAGTGGCAGGAAAAGGAAACAGTATGTTGATAGACCAAGAAGACGAGATGCCTAGCGAGTTAGAGGCAGAACAAGCGAAAGTTGAAGATAATTATGCGGTAGAAGATTCTAAGATTCCTGAAAAATATAGGAATAAATCATTAGATGACGTTATCAAGATGCACCAAGAGGTTGAAAAACTAGTTGGTCGTCAAGCACAAGAAGTCGGAGAAGTTCGTAAGTTAGCCGATGAGTTGATTAAGCAAAATCTCGGACAGAAAGTCCAACACGCTGAAGTTGAGCCTGAAGTAGACTTTTTTGAGAATCCTCAGAGAGCAATTCAGAACACAGTTGATAGACATCCCGATGTTTTAGCGGCTAAACAAGCGGCTAATGACTTCAAAAGGATGCAGATTCAGCAGAAGTTATCGCAAGAGCACCCTGATTTTCAGCAGATTTCTGCTGATCCAGAGTTCGTAAATTGGGTTAAATCCTCAAATGTACGGATGGGGCTGTATGCGAAGGCTGATGGTGAGTTTGACTACGATAGTGCAAATGAGTTGTTATCTACCTTCAAAGAGTTGCGTGGTGTAAAGACTAGAAAAGTGGCTAGTGACGGAGAGTCAAGTCGCAAGAGCAGTCTAAAAGCCGCCGCAGTTGATGTGGGTGGATCAGGAGAATCTGGCAAGCGTACTTACAGGAGGGCTGACCTAATTCGGCTAAAAATGAGTGATCCAGACAGATATGACGCATTGTCTCCAGAGATTATGTTGGCGTATCAAGAAGGAAGAGTAAAGTAACTAATTGATTCTTAAGGAGAATTAACATGGCAACAGCATTTTCCCCAGCAAATAACGTAACAGTTACGTCAGCGGCTAATTTCATCCCAGAAATTTGGTCTGATGAAATCATTGCGGCATACAAAAAGAACTTGGTTTTAGCAAACTTAGTTATGAAGATGAACTTCAAGGGCAAGAAAGGTGACGTAGTTCACATTCCAGCACCTGTTCGTGGTTCTGCTTCTGCTAAAGGCGCAACAAACGCAGTTACCCTGATCGTTAACACCGAATCAGAAGTTCAAGTGTCCATCAACAAGCACTATGAATACAGCCGCTTGATTGAAGACATCGTAGAAGCACAGGCATTGAACAGCCTCCGTAACTTCTACACAGGTGATGCAGGTTACGCTTTGGCTAAACAAGTTGATACAGATTTGGTTCAATTGGGTCGTGCCTTCAATGGTGCAACAGTTGGTACTGACGACTATGCAACTTCTGCCGCTTCTACCAAGGCATACATTGGTGGTGACGGAACTACTGCTTATAACAGTTCATCTTCAAACGCTTCTGCTTTGACTGATGCCGCTATTCGCCGCACTATCCAACGCCTTGATGACAATGACACTCCTATGGATGGTCGTTTCTTCTTGATCCCACCCTCAAGCCGCAACACATTGATGGGTCTTGCCCGTTATACAGAACAGGCTTTTGTGGGTAATGGCGATGCAATCCGTAATGGCGAAATTGGTAACTTGTACGGCATCCCCGTATTTGTTTCCTCTAACGCTGATACTGGTTATGGCAGTACCCAAACTGACCGCATTTGCTTAATGGGTCACAAAGAAGCGATGGTTCTGGTTGAGCAACAAGCAGTTCGCGCACAAACTCAGTACAAACAAGAGTACCTCGGTACATTGTTTACTTCTGACACTCTGTATGGCGTTCAGGCATTGCGTACAGCGGCTTCTACTGGTTTGGCTAAGTCCTCATCAGCATTTGCCTTGGCAGTTCCAGCCTAATTGCAGTTGCGCCCCCTGCCCTAGTGGTGGGGGGACTTTTTTAACTAATTAGGAGAAATAATATGGCCGCCGCTACCTCAGTTACCTCACGCAGAGGAAACGATCAATTCCGTGGAATGTTTAGTGATACATGGGTTGTTACTGCAACCCTAGATGCTGGCTCTTTAATTGATGCCGCAGGTGAGACTGAAACTGTTGCCGTCCCAGGCGTTGCCTTGGGCGATATGGTTCTTGGTTGTTCATTTGCTGTTGACGAAGTTGGTTTGACTGTTACTGGATATGTAAGTGCCGCTAGTGTGGTATCTCTACGTGTTCAAAACGAATCAGGCTCTACTGTTGACTTGGCTTCTACCAAGATTCGCATTGTTGTCGGTCGTTTGATCGTATAA